ATCAACCAGTCAGTGATTGCTTTTGATTGAGGACATGTCTCGTGGTATGCGGACAACCCCATTACCACGTACTCATCTTCGAGTGGACGTAGACCTAGGAACTTAGTTGTGAGGGTATAGACTAGACCTACCGACTTAGGGTAGTGCCACTCTTTGATTAGATTGAACTTGTGGTCCATGATGCAGGCAGTCTGCAATTCACCGACCCCATCGATAGAGACTAGGACAGTATCTTCAGATGAATCCCACGGACGCGTATAGAACGCAGAGGCACAGTGTGACTCGTGGTGTAGGTGATGTGCGTCGTATACTGACGCTTCTGGATAGGGGAACTGTTCGAACCGTTCGGAAGACTGGATCATCTCTGTCGTTCTACCCGTTGCTTCAACACCCCCTCGCATATCAAACTTGATACCATGATCTTCATAGAACGATACATGGTCATCATCATTTATCATATCCCATAATACATCGGGTATGTTAGCGTCGTTTTTCTTCTTGGAGTAACGTTCGCCATGGGTCGCGAACTCTACCGTACCATCTTCATTGATGATAGCAAATCCTGAGTCATGATAAAATTCGCTGTAACCTACGTATCTCATTTTTCACCTTTGTTTGTGTATACCAATTAGATTTATTTATATAAAAAAAAGGGGGACCGAAGTCCCCCGACATGCTACCTTGAGCGGGAATTATTGACCTAAAATGTAGTTGTATATATCTTTCCAGTTACGCATCAATGGGAACTCACTATCCTGATTGTAACCATGTGACATCACTACAGACTCTAGACCTACCTTCGCACCAGCGATGGCATTCTCTACCTTGTCCTCTACCCATAGACATCCTGTGTCACGGTAGAACTCCAACTCTTCGTCCTTGTCTGCTCCTGTGTCGAGATACACATACTTCTCGAATACTGTTGGACCGAACAACTCTTGGAGATTCTTAGTGCGCAAGTGTTGCGCGTATTCGTCGTTACTCAAAGAGGTGATTGCGTGGAACACGTAACCATGCTCTTCGTGCAACTTACGAACATACTTGATTGCGTCACGGAGTGGCGGAACCTTACGGATCGTCGCACTCTCGTTGAACATGCGACATAGTCGTCGCTTCTCATTACGTTCTAGACCGTACATGACACCTACGTCATACACATCTGGATTCTTGATCACGTAGTTGTGGCGCTTCATCCACTGTTGGAATGCGTACATCCAATCAAGAAGTACTCCGTCACAGTCTACCAATATAACCTTATCTCGCATTACGCCTCCGTTAGGAACTGAACAATTCCAGTTCCACCTTGTCGCACATCATTTAGAATCTCGTAGACTTGACTTGGGGTGTACCCATAGTCTTGCAGGGCAAGTTGGATACCGCCCCAGTCTGGATTACCCGAAGGTGGTTGATGAATGTAGTGAAAAACCAAATCTTCAACTAACTGTTCACTTGCTCTCATAGAAACCTCTCACTTTTGAAACACAATTATATCAACTTATGGGGGGTTTGTCAACACTTATTTTGAAAATATTTACGGAAATAATGCTCTTGTGAATTTGGAAGTCTTGTAACGATTGTCGTTCCAATGCTTTACCATATCGACCTTCCACTCACCACCAGTGTAGTGACAAAACTTTGCATTATCAAAGAACTCTTGTTCGGTCGCATAGTGTGGACTGTCGTTCCAAGTGGTATCGATAGTCTCTACATCGAATTCATGCTTCATCAACTGCGCAGAGATGTACGGTTGATCATTCATGATAGACATGTGGAAGTCACCAGTGTAGCACCAGTCTTCCCAGTTCATGAACAGTTCACGTGCACGTAGACGTGCCTCCTTGGACCACAGAACCACACCTGTATTCATAATGGTTAGTTTAGATGGTCGGTTAGGTGGCATTACAGGGACGATAGGACAGTCATGCAATTCGAACTTACGACAGAAGTCGCGGTAGTTGGATTCCTTCGAGTCCCATGAATTGTATCCACCCCCATCGGCAGTAACGAAGTCTGACTCTAGGACGCCGTAGACCTCGGCACCAGACTCCATCTGATCAAAGATATTCTCTTTGGTATTGACTACGATGTCCGTATCAACGAATAGTAGGTTGTCGTATTGGTCGAACATAGGGTCCAACCAGACACGAGCGCATTCGTGCAGTAGTGAGGTAGAACAACCGTGACCTTTAGTGACAACACGTTCATCTGAGTAGACGTGTTCTGCACCGATCTTCTTTGCGTATTGTTCGAATGATGTACGGGATATATCCGCAACTTCTTTATAGAGGGAAGAACGCGAACCGTCCCAGCCCGGAATATCACCGCGAGCATCTACTGCGTCACTCACGATCATATATTGAAAAATTACATTAGACATTCTCTAGCCTTGTCATCAAGCGTTCTGCTCGATTCGTCACTTGTCGATACCATTTCGAATCACGACCTTCAACTGCCGCGTTCACCCAATCCTCATTTTGTAAATGAAAATACATGTTCTTGAACTTACTTAGTCTTGGTCTACCTAGGTTGAACATCATGTTGACCAAGATTTGTTGTACCTCATCTGGCCAACTGTGGAACCCGTCTCCGTATAGTACAGCACATTCGTAGATTGCGACGTTGAGGTCGTGGTCGAATGCCTCGCTAACTCTTTCGGGGGAAACTTTCGTTCCGACTGGAGCGCCGTACTCTCCGTCACTTTCCTTGATGAGATGCCCAACACCGAACGTGGGATAGTTGAGATGGTCGAGGTAAATCTCATAGACGACTCCTTCGTCAATCTTTAGTTGTTCGAATACTGATTCTCTGTTCATGATCTGATTCACTTTAGATTTGCACCATAATTTACGAATTAGTTCTATCATAACTTGATGGCAAGAACCACCAAGATAGATGCTAGTAGAATGTTGGTCATTAAGATTTCGATCGCAAGAATAGTGTGGTACCATACCCACCTAGTTTTATATGCATTCGCAACCGTAACGTTATCTGGGTCTGGATCGCCCACGGGTTCCGCTGAAGACGGTCCTGACTTCAACCAACTAAAAAACTTCATACTACTAAACCTTTATTGTACTTTTTTCCCCCGCATTCTTTTTGATTGCGGTCAGTTTATTTTCCCACTCTTTACCAGCAAGCCTCATTGTTGACTTTACTCCGGTAACAAGTTTGGGTGATGATGTTGGACTATGGTATCGAACCCATTGCGGGTTACTGTCTTTCCAATCATCGTATTCGGAAATCCGGAGAGTCACTTCCATGATCTCTCCGGTTTCACTGTTTTTAAATTCATACTGTGGCATTATAAGTCCATTCCAAATTATTTTCAATCACTACGACAGGCATCTCACGAAATGCACCTGAAGAGATAATCACCTCCTATCGAGAAAGTTGTTGAGTAGACGCGTTTAGTATCGTATAATACTGATTAAGCTTTTCCGTTCGATAAGATCGATTACCTTGGGAATATATTGCTTGGCGTCTGGTATCATGTACGAACCTTTGTAGTTCGTTAATTTGGTTCAACTGCTGTTCTTGACTCGACATAGGATTCTCCTTAGAAGTTATAGTTAATTGTCGAAAAGATTACTCGCGGATCAAATTTGGAAATGCCTCCTGTACTAGTTTTTTAGTGATGTAACGACACGGTGGTTTCTTTGCCACCATTTTTAAAATATATTCAGCATCTTCCGGATGAACGGATTCTAGAAGCTGAATAAATTTATTCTCTTTTTTAATCTTAGGTAGATTACCAGCACCACCCTGAACATATAGTCCAAACTCTTTATGTTGCTTGAGCAAACTAGAAGGTGATGACTCCGGTTTATTTGGAGTGAAAGGTGGGCGTCCTTCTGGTAGATCAAATACCAGAGACTCATCGAAGGAACCCCGAAGGATGTCTTTGAACGCCCAGTTATCTTCATATTTTTTCAAAACATCTAATCGATCTTCACGAGAGTCTGCTTTCTTATACTCTTCGAAGATTTCAAAGACTTCTTTACGAAATGTAATCATTACTTACGCCTTTTCAATTTTATTACATATGTAAGTTATTCTACCGATGCGGATTTCTATCTTATTCGCACATTTATAGATCAACTCTTTTGTTGCTCTATCATACATTAGTATAATGTTAGTGTTACTCTTGAGTTCAGATTCCAGAGCGTCTATCTGAAACTCTTTTATTTGTACTACCTTTATATATTCATCAATTATCTTTGCTGTGCCACCAATCCAAAGTAACGAGCACAGCAAGGCAGTTATTGCCACTGTGTGAAACTTGGTCATTAGACTCTCTCCCCTTGTCTATAATTTATTTATAGACGGAAAAGGCTCTACTTCTATGAATATTTAAATTTTGTAAGCCTAGTACTACCACCATAATGTTCACAAAAAGAAAGCTTTTTAAGTGGAGATACCAGGCCCGAATAATGTACCGGAATAAAGTAATAACTTGGATAGATTGTCATATTATTATATCGCATATCTTGAATGATCTTAGTTAAAATCCAAGGTCCAGTTACATTTGCTGCAGCTCCGACCGGCATAGATTTTATATAATCTACACCTTCATTTAAAAAATACTCGATCAATCTTCCGATTAAATAATTTCCCTGCGTTGAACCTACATAAGCATTCGTGACATAGCCTGGATACGCGTATTCATTTTCCCAACATGCAAAGCTGTCATTATCTAATAATTCGTCGGAAAAAGGTTTTAATGCGCGAGTATCAGCGTCTACATAAAATCCACCATATCGATATAATAATTCATATCGAATTAGATCGCATTTAGCTGAATAGTCATTGTGTGGAACGGCATCTATCAAGGATTGTAATCTAAGATCGTAAGGTAAATTTTCTTCAGTCCATAGGATATGATTCCATTCAGGATTCATATTCTTCACTGAGTCTATCAGTTCAGTGGGCTGAATAGATTGATCACCTATCCATATTTGATGGATCGTTTTTGGTATCATTTAGGCAATATCTCCACGTACTCTTTTGGATACTTGATCCCATTCTTTAGGTG